TAGATCAGGACAATTTGATAGAGATTTATTACCAAGTGGACACCCACTTAAAACATAGGATTAATTATGAAAGGAATAAAAGTTATAAGAACTACACTAAACGTAGAAAAAAACAAAGATCATGATGGGTGGGATGTAGTCATTAGATTAGGTTCTGTACCTGCAGAAGAAGATGCTTGTGATTTAGCAACTGCTTTAGTTTTACAGAATGGTGTAAGTTTTCAACATAACCCTGACGTAAACAGAACTTTACACTAATGTTATCACAAAAACAAATACAACGATTTGGTAACAAAGTAAAAATACAAGAATGGGAACGACAAAATAGATTAAGAATACCATTTGAAAAAAATTTACAAAGAACATTAAAAAATTATTTTAATGACCTTGCACAAAAAACTGTAATAGCTTATGAAACAGGTAGTGATGTTGCATTCTTAAATAATTTAGATAATAGCTTTAGTAGATTAAGTAATATTTTTAGAATACAATATAATGTTATTGCAAGAGAGTTTAAAAATATTGCTCTTAACAGAACACAAAACGTAAAAGATTTTGATACAGAATTTGAAATAGCTTTAGCACAATACATAAATGGTAATGTTGCTACACTTGTTACAGAAATAAATGAAACAACAAGAGAAGCTATACAAAATGATATTTTGTTTTCAGTAAATAATAATTTAACTTTACCTGAAACAAGCAATAAACTTCGTAATACATTAGTTGGTATGGGTTTATGGAGAGCAAGTTTAATTGCTAGAACAGAAGTACATAGAACTGCATCGTGGGCAAATGAACAAACAGCTGTTCAAATGAACATTGCAGGTACTACAAAAGAATGGGTAAGTGTTCAAGATGAAAGAACAAGAATTACACATGCTTTTGCAGATGGACAACAAGTAGATATAAATGGAAAATTTGAAGTGGGTGGTTCACTTTTAAAATATCCTGGAGATCCTGCTGGTGGTCCTGAAGAAACAATTAATTGTCGGTGTGTTGTTGTTTATACAACACCTGATTATATGACAGGAGGATAACATGGAATTAATTTTAGGAATAATTATAGGTTATGTAGGTTGTATTTTCTTTCATAATAAGATAAAGATGATAGCTAAATCTTTATTAAATAAAATTTGGAAAGATTAATGCCTTTAGTCAAACCAAAAGATAAAGAAAGAAGAAACGATTTTATTGAGAGGTGTATGGGTGATTCAACATCTGTTGATGATTATCCAAACAGAGGACAAAGATTTGCAGTCTGTAATAGCTTGTATGATAATAGAAATAAGGAGGACAACAAAATGTTATTAGAAGAAGAAAAATATCATAAAAAACCAAAACAAAAAGATGAAATAGGAAAAGACAAGTACGACAATCCAGGCGAAGCAGGTGCAAGAGCTAAAGAGATTGGTTGTACAGGTATTCATTCACATGAAGAAAATGGTAAGACAATTTTTATGCCATGCAAAACACATGATGATTATATGAATGCTTTATCAAATAAACCAAATGAGGGTAAACCTTATCATGATGATGATGATAAAAAGAAACCCAAGAAGAAAGAATTATGTGAAGAAGATAAAGATTGTTGTGATGGCACATGTGGTAATCATGAAACTGAAAAACAAAGTTTTCTTGCAGAAATAAAAGCAGAAGAAGAAGGTGTATTTTCAGGTTATGCTTCTACATTTGGTAATGTAGATAATGGTAATGATATAGTTGCCAAAGGAGCATTTACAAAAAGTTTAGCTGAACGACCAGCAAACAAAGTAAAACTTTTATCACAACATAAAACAGATGAACCAATTGGAATTTTTACAGAAGTGTTTGAAGATTCAAAAGGTTTATTTGTAAGAGGTAAATTAGCATTAGGAACTCAAAAAGGTAGAGAAACTTATGAGTTAATGAAAATGGGAGCCATTGATGGTATGTCAATTGGTTTTCGTGCTAATCCTGAAAAACAAATTTACAATGAATCTAAAAGAACAAGAACTTTAAAAGAAGTTCAACTTTTAGAAATATCATTAGTAACTTTCCCTATGAATGAAAGAGCAATGGTTCAATCAGTCAAAGGAGAGAAAAGTATTCGTGAGTGGGAAACAATCCTGCGTGATGCTGGAGGTCTTTCACGAACAGAAGCAAAAGTTGGAGCCAAAGCTCTTATGGATGCTTTAAATCATCGGGATGATGATACTAAACAGTTAGCTGATCTTATTTATAAGGTTGCTAACATTTTATCAAACAAACAAACAAATATCTAGGAGGATATATCATGGCTACATTAGACAATAATGAAGTTAAGTCTGCTGTTGAGGGTCTAGGTAAAGCGTTTGAGGAGTTTAAACATACTCACCAAGAAGAACTAAAGCAAATCAAAGAAAAAGGTTCTGCTGATGTTATTACTTCGGAAAAATTAAAAAGAATTGAAAAATCTCTTGATGATTTAGAAGATGTAAACCAAGCGGTGACTAAACAAAAACTTGCTCAAGACGAACAAAAAGACCAACTTAACAGAATCGAAACTATGATTTCTAGACCAGATTTCGGTAAAGGTAACATTGTTACTGATACAAAAGAAATGGAAGTCTACAAAAAATGGTTAAGAGAGGGCAAAGAATCTCTAGGACCAGATGAAGTAAAAGTTCTTACTGCATCTAATGATAATACTGCTGGTTATCTTGCTCCACCTGAGTACGTGAGAGAGTTAATCAAAGGTATCACAGAGATCAGTCCAATTAGATCAATTGCAAGAGTTAGAAGTACAACTAATAGATCAGTGCAAATTCCAAAAAGAACAAGCACGTTTGCAGCAACATTTGTTGCAGAGCAAGCAACTAGAAGTGAAACTACTGGCTACCAAGTTGGTCTAGAAGAAATACCAACACACGAATTATATGCGTTAGTAGATATTTCTGAACAAGAGTTAGAAGATTCAGTTTTCAACCTTGAACAAGAAATGTCATCAGAGTTTGCAGAGCAATTTGCAAAAGCTGAAGGTAATGCTTTCGTGTCAGGCAACTCAGTTGGAAAACCTGAAGGAATAGTAACAAACTCATCTGTAGGTGTAACAGCATCAGGTGTTTCTGCATCTTTAAATGCAAATTCACTTATTACTTTATACCACGCAGTAAAACCTGACTATTCTAGAAATGGAACTTTCGTAATGAACAGAGCAACACTTGCAGCAGTAAGAAAGCTACAAGATGGTGCTGGTAATTATGTGTTCCAAGCAGGATTCTCTTTACAAGTTGGAGTTCCAAATACAATTTTAGGTGCGCCTTATGTTGAAGCTACTGACGTAGCTGACTTAGGTTCTTCTGCAAAAGCTGTTTACTTTGGCGATTTTAGAAGAGGTTACTTAATTGTAGACAGAACTACACTTTCAGTAATGAGAGATCCATTTACTCAGGCAACATCAGGTAACGTGAGATACATTGCAAGAAGAAGAATCGGTGGACAGGTTATTTTACCTGAAGCTATTCAAATTCTACAATGTGGCGCGTAATCGTTATAGGAGGATATAAAAATGGCAATGCGAGACTTAAAACACAGTATAGCAATTGATGAATCATTAAATGCTATAGTAAAATCAGCAGATACAAACTGTACTGCTGTAGATTCTCAAGGCTTTTCTTCTGTGACACACGTTGTTAATGTGGGTGCAAATGGAATTACTTTTAGTTCGTCTAATAAAGTGGACATCAAACTAGAAGATTCTGATGACAACTCATCATTTTCAGCAGTTACTTCAAACACTCATGTTGTTGGAGCAACAGTAGATAGCAATGGGATTTTCCAAACTATAGATGCTGATGGCGACTGTAATGCAGTATACGCAATTGGTTATGTAGGTGGAAAAAGATACTCTAGAGTTGTGCTAGATTTTAGTGGAACTCATGGTACAGGTACTATTTTTGGAGTAGTAGGTGTTAAAGGACATCCTTTACATGGTCCTACTTCAGACCAAGCAAATGCTTAATTAGTATAAGTACAAATGTGTGGGCGAGAAATCGCCCATACATATAAACAAAGGAGAAGTTATGAAAAAAATTAAAAAATTTTTAAAGAAACTTTGGAAGAAATTAGAAAAAAATTTTATAGGAGGATATTAAGATGAAAATTAAAATGTTAAAAAATCAAGCAGGTGCAGTTGGAAATGGTGAAACTACAATGCTATATGAAGCAGGTAAAGAATATACTATGAAAACTAAACTTGAAATGGAAATGGCAACAGTATGGTGTAATGATGGTAGAGCAGATAAATCTACTGGAGAAAAATCAACTAAAGTTGTTAATGACATGGAAAAAAAAGAAAGCAAAGTTAAAAAAGCTATTAAAAAAGTATTAGGCAAAAAGAAGTAATTAAATGGCAGGTTTAACTATAGTAACTGATTGGACAGCAACTGCTATAACTACAGCAGAAGCTAAAACTCATCTGCGTGTAGATGGAACAGATGATGATACTTATATTGATACTCTTATTACATCTGCACAAAATCTAGTACAAAAATATACAGGTAGAGCTATCACCAATCAAACTTTAAAATTAGGTTTAGATGGACTACCTTATGGTAATGATGATAAATATTATCCTGAGGGTTTTTTTACTGCTCCTGATATTAATAGAAGTTTAGGTTATATAGTTTTACCAAATGCACCATTAGTTTCTGTTACACACTTTAAATATTTTGATGAAGATAATACAGAAAGCACTTTTGCAACAACTAATTATCACGTTGATATACAAAGTGAACCTGGACGTGTTGTTTTAAAAAGAGGAAAAACATTTCCAAGTGCAAGTGATTTAAGAACAGTAAATGCTTATGAAATAACTTATGTTGCAGGTTATGGAAGTAGTGCAAGTGATGTACCTACACCAATTAAACATGCAATAAAATTATTAGTTGCACATCTTTATGAAAATAGAGAAGCAGTAACAAGTGATAGTACAAATGCTATACCTTATACTATTGCAGGAATTTTAGACCCATACAAAGTAAAAAGATTAAATGCAACATTAGGAGGCTAACATGCCAGGAGTTTCTAAAGTTGGAAGATTAAGAAATAAAGTTACATTTAAAACAACGTCATTATCTGCAGATAGTTATGGTGGTTTTACAAAAACTAATAGCTCTTACTTTGATGCTTTTGCAGAAATAAAACCAAAAGTAGCACAGGATAGAGTACAAGGTGATCAACAAGTAAGTCCACAAAGATTTGATGTAATGATAAGATACAGAGGTGATAAAACAGCTTTAGATACAAGTTACATTATGACTTTTGATTCTGTTGATTATAATATAGTTTCAATAGAAAACCCAAACTATT